TATAGAATTTTGCCGTGTGCATGGATCTTAATGCGGACAAACGAGAAGCCGCAAGACTAGAAAAACAAAGAAAAGATGCTGCATTTGGTGCTGCTAAAACAGAGTTTCATGGTAAAGAAAATACCTTAAAAATAGCACAAAACACCAATGTTATAGGTTACACTAAAGATATTAGTGACGCTTATGCTACAGTAGTATCAACAATAGGTAAAGGTAGAGCTGCAATAGAAGATGCTACGAAAGCATTTTTAGCATCTCAAAAAGTTAATGAAGGAGGACGTTCTACAAGATTCGGACTTAATAAATACCTGACCCTATTACAGAAAACAAATGAAGTTGAAAGTGTTGTAGATACACTACTTGGAAGAAATATGGGATATGTACAAGAAGGAGCTAGACGTAAGTTTACACTGGCTGATTCTGAAGCAAGAGAAGCATTAGGCTTAGTTCCACAGTACGGTGCACCTGTTATGATGCCTCCATCTAATAGACTTGGCGGTGCGTTAAAGATTGGTTCAGCAATTCTAGGTACAGCTGGAAATATGTATAGCTTAGGAGCCTTTGGAAACCCTGCTGGTGGACCACTTGGTTTTATATCTGACCGTAGATTAAAAGATAACATTAAAGAAGTTGGTATGTCACCTAAAGGTTATAAAATATACGAGTTTAGCTATAAAGGTGACAGTACACGCTACCGTGGAGTTATGGCTCAAGATGTTGCTAAAAAGAATCCAATGGCTGTAGGTATAGAAAATAACTACTTAACTGTAGATTATAGTCAAGTTGACGTTGACATGGAGGTCGTATGACATCATCATTCGGAACCGTAATTGGTACACCTAGGGATCAAATTCCTAAGTTACCAATCGGTAACTACGCTAGTACTGCACCTGACCTTACACAAAGCGTAGCAGAACGCAACGAAGATCATAAAGAGGATCTTAAAGACTTTTTTGCTTCCGTTACTGAGATAGAAACTTTAAGGCATAATAATCTTTGGGATAATATTGCTGGTGTTGAACAGTTTACTGCTGCTGGTGCTCAGCTTTTTCAAAAGCGTGAGGCTGATAGGGAGTCCAGAGAAACAATTAACAGATTCAAAGATATTAATCAGGAAGAGCTACAAAGAGTAGGTGGTAAATTAACTGATATATTAAAACTAGAAAAAGCAGAAAGAATAAATCAGTTACAGACATTAGTTCGTGATGGTAACGAAACAGAAAAAAAGATAGCTCTAGATTTATTAAATCAAAACGTTCTTCCTACAGGAGAAGAGATTAGATTTGGTGATGCAACAAAAAAATTTGATAATGTTGCTGTTTCTACATATAATTCTGTAACTGAAAAAAATTATTTATTGAGTTCTAGTACTTTAGCAGATGCTCAATTAGTCGGAGATAACGCTGTCAGAGATATTCTTACTGATGTATATTATGAATTAGGCTTAGCTGGTTTTAATATAAAGTCTCGTCAAGTTCAGAGTTATATTAATAGAAAACTCCTACCGTCTCTTTTTAAAGAAAACAAGAGTCAGATAAATTCGTGGAAAGCTCTTCGTCCTCAGATTGTTCAAGCAAATATAAAAAAAGAAAACAAAGCTGACATACTCGATACATTTACAAGAAAGGCACAGGTTACAGAGGTAAACGATCAAGGTGTAGAAGAAACATTAATAAAGAATACTGGTGACTTTAACAATTTACTGGAAGTATTTATAGCAAGAAATCCTACTGTAGAAAATAAAGGAGATGCCATTAATTTTATAATGGAGTTGTTAGCCAAAGATCCAGCTCTTAAAGATCAAATTAAGCTTGGAGATATTGATTATTTCTTAAACGATGCACTAATTATAGATGATACCCAGAACGGAAAAGAAGTTACTGGATTTCTGAATACTAAAACTAAAGGTGTTGAATCAGTAGAACAGTTTTCTATGAACTATAAGTCTGACATAGCTGATACTAACTCAGAAGTTTATTCTGAAATAAAAACAGTTATGTCAACAGAAGTCAGAGAGTATTTAGCAGAGAACAACCGAGATAGATTACTACCCGGTGAGCAATTACACTTTATTACAAAATTTAATAATGAATTAAGAAGACGTGGTTTATCTACGAATCTTCCAATACCCGGATTTCTTCAAGGCGATGAGACTATTGAAGACAAGTGGTCTTATGATAATCACGTAACAGCAGTTGGTTCTATAAATAAAAGAGATTGGGAAAATGCTTACAGAAGTAAAACACAAAATAAGGAGTTACCACTAACAATAAATACACAGATTGAGAAGGCTAAAGCTGAATTAACAAGACAAGTTTTAGTAGCAAAAGCTAGAGATGATAATGCAAATATAGATGATCTTGTTGAACAATTTTATCCAGCTGTGCTTCAAGATTTAGTGGAGGAAAAGTTTATAGGTAAACAAGATAAACTAAGACCACTACTACCAGAAGATACTGAGAAAGAAATTAATTCACTAAAACTTAATACAGATAAATGGCTAAATAATAAAGAGGTTAATTCAATATATGAAAAACGATACATAGATCAGTATATTGAAGATTATATGGGTAAAGGTTTTCTTCCATCAAACGTTCCAACTTATATCAAAAAGTTAGCAGCTGCTGCTGGTATGACGCCTCACCAATATATTATGACTAGAGTTACTGCAATGAATGTGTATGATGCAGAAACTATGAAATTTGTGTCAGACAAGAATCCAGAAGACATATTTAATTTAAATGAAGAGGAGATGAAATACCTATTCATAAAACCTATGTCTAGTAAAAATATACTATTGTATAGTAATAAAGAAGGCGGACTCAATGGTCCAAAAGCTAAAGATGCGTTACTTGTATTAAGACAAAAAGGTCGTAATGTTGATTCTTACGAGGTAAGAGGTTTCTTAAGAAAATTAGGAGCTTTCTTTGGCCCCGGTCCACAAACTCTTACTGTACAAGAGGCTTATGATAAGGCTAAGTCAGGCAAAGGTACTAATTTTGGCTTATACGGAATATCTGCAAAAGACATGATTAGATTAGTAGACGCTGGTATATTAGACCCTAAAGCTGAATTTAATGAAAATACTCAAGACTTTGCAGCTTTTGGTTTAATGTATCTACAGGCAAACGATGGTAATTCTATCATGGGTGCACAGACAGAAGCTCTAGACTGGAGATATTTAGCAGGGCTTGACGAAGCAACCCAAGCACAAGTGTTAATATTCTTTCCAAATCTTAAAGATATGCCTATGAATCAGTTTCATAATTTGCAAAAAGATGTAAGTAATGCTATTTTAAATGAAGTAGAGCAGAAAGCTAAAGATAAAGAGGAGTACCTTAAAAAGAATCCTGATAAGACTGAAGAAGACTTTATTATGGAGAAAGGTTCTAATGCTGAAAAACGTATGATTCTACAAACTAAACCATTCTCTACATATACTGGAGGATAATATTATGGATTCAAATCAATTTAATAACTTAGAAGAAGACGAAACAACGAATCAATCGTCGAATGATGCTTACCGTTTACAGCTTATAGATGAAGCTAATGAAGAATTAGTAGAACGTAAACAAGAAGAGGCTGACATAGCACGTCAAGAAGATCCTCGAAACGTAGAAGAAGGTATCGGCGGAATACAAGGTCTTATAAAAGAAGGTCAATCCATCTTGTCTGGCGGATTACAAGATACAGCATCATCAATCGCTACATTTCCAGAGCGTACAGTTGATGCTTTGTCTGGACAAATGCAAAAAGAAAAAGAGGAGTTTGGTGATTATAAACCTGACTGGACTCCTTTTGGAGCATATGATAATCCTATCGAAACAAAAACTTGGTGGGGTAAACAGCTTAGAGCCTTAGTTCATTTTGGCTCTATGTCTGCCGCTGCACTTTTAGCGGCAAAAGGAGCCGCAGCTACAGGAATTGTTACTATACCCGCAGGGTTAATAGCTCTAACTAAAGCTAACTGGGTGAGAGGTGCTGCTTTAGGAGCTGCTACTGATCTTGTATCTAAAGAATCAGATGGTCAAAATGCTATGGGTGCATTGCGTGACAGATACGGCTGGTTTGATACACCATTAGCTACAAAGGATACTGACCATCCTGTTATGATGAAAATAAAAAACATTGTAGAAGGTATGGGAATAGGTCTCTTTTTTGATGGTTTACTATATACACTTAAAAAAGGAGCTGATCCAGCTATAGAAGCTATTAAAGCTAGAAACAAAAGTCTAAAAGATCAGACAGTTGCAAACGGTTTAGCACAGCTAAGACGTGGTGAAGCAGAGTTTAGAGCAGATAAAAATGCTCCTATATCTCAACCACAACAAGGTGCACATATAACAGAAGTTGACCCAGACGTAGCTCAGCAACAACTATCTCGCACACGTAACGAGTGGGGAGCTGAAGAAGGGTCAACCGGGTCCGTTACTACACCATTAGAACGTGAGCGTATAGCACAAGAAGCTGCTACAGATGCAGCTCAAATAGAGCGTATTTATAAAGGACTTGTTAGTAGTGAAAAATTTGCTAAAGACTTAGAAGCTGCAAAAGGTGACAGAGTTAAACTTGCACAAACATTTAAAGAGGCAGTAGAAGCACATCAACGTATTACACAAGGTAGAAATGCTGCTGATATGTCTGCTAACGAGTACTTAAAAGAGTTATTAGAATCTCAGCCTGATATTATTGATGGTGTTGAAGTTTGGACATCTAAAAACGTAGTCATAGCTGATCTAATATCTGGTACATTACTTAGACAGTTACGTGATACAGGTATTGCGGGTCGTGAAATAGCAGATTTAGTTGACTTAGCAGACGTAGATGGACCAGCTAAACAAATTATTGATACAATGTTAACTGCATTATATCAAACTAAAAAAGCTAGGTTTGTAAAATCTGATTCATTTAGAGCTTTGAGTGCTGGTAAAGGATCTAAGAAAGCTGTAGAAGATGCAGTTGCAGCAGAGATGGTTGACATGAAAGAGTCAATTATGACCATGCTTAAGATAGCCAAAGAAGATCCTAGTGATGATTTAATGAACGCATTATTTGAGTCATTCTCTATGATGAAAGATTTAAATACTTTAGAAGACTTTGACAGATGGGCTAGAACAATACTAAAAGGTGGACCACTTCAAGAAGGCGGTATAAACCGTACCGGTGCTCTTATAAGAGAGCTTGAGGGAGTTATGACTCATGGTATCTTATCTGGACCTAAAACTCCATTGCGAGCAATTATGGGTACATCTACTGCAACATTCTCAAGACCTTTAGCAACAGCACTTGGTGCTATTCTACGATTTCCATTTACTGGAGATGCGGCTACAGTTCGTTCAAGTCTTGCAGCTACAAATGCTTTAGTTGATGCTATACCAGAATCGTTTGAGTTGTTTAGAACTAGACTAAACTCATACTGGAAAGGTGATTTAAGTAATATTAAAACACGTTATTCTGAATATAGCAAAGGTGATGCTAACTGGGAAATACTTAGACGTTGGGCAGAAGATAGTGGTAGAGCTAGTGATGGCGACAGAGCTGCATTTGCTTTAGCTAACATGGCTCGTCAAATGAACAACAGTAACATGCTAACATACTCTACAAAACTTATGGCTGCAACTGACGATTCGTTTGCATACATTTTAGGTAGAGCTAAGATGCGTGAAAAAGCTATGCGTCGTGTTCTGGATATGCAAAACAACGGTATTGAATTACCTGAGATTACACCTGAGTTAATGAGAGCCTATGAAGATGACTTTTACTCACAGGTCTTTGATGCAAACGGAAACATAATTGATGAAGCTACAGAGTTTGCTCGCAAAGAAGTTACACTTACTCAAGAACTTACAGGCTTTACAAAAGGTCTTAACGATGTCTTTACAGCTACACCTATGGCTAAACCATTCTTCTTGTTTGCAAGGACAGGTGTAAATGGTTTAAATCTTACTGGTAAATATACACCCGGATTTAATTTCTTAGTTAAAGAGTTTAATGATATAGCATTTGCTAACCCTAATAATTTAGAGTCTGTAGCTAAGTATGGTATATTTACACCAGAAGAACTAGCTAATGCTAAAGCGTTACAAACAGGTAGGCTTGCTATGGGTTCTGCTGTAGTGTTTATGGCTATACAAGCTTGGATGCGTGGTGATCTTAACGGTAACGGACCAGTAGATAGGCAGACAAGACAAGTTTGGCTAGATGGTAAATGGGAGCCACGTACAATTAAAATAGGTGGTGTACGTGTAGGTTATGATTCAATGGAACCATTCAACCTTATAATGTCTACAATCGCTGATGTAGGTGATGCAAGTGAACTTATGGGTGAAGAATGGACTGAAAATCAATTAGGTAAAATATCTCTTGTAGTTGCACAGTCTGTTACAAGTAAATCTTACTTAGCTGGACTTCAATCCTTTGTTGATTTATTTGCTGCTAAGCCCGGTCAGGGACAGCGTATAATAGGTTCGCTAATCAATAATACTGTACCTCTATCTGGTTTACGTAACGAACTTGGTAGATTATTTACACCATATATGCGTGAAATCAACTCTGGAGTTATACAGTCTATACGTAATAGAAACTTATTAACTGAACAGATTGCTGGTGAAAACGTACTACCTGTTAAATATGATATACTAAAACCTAACTCTCCAATAAAAGATTGGGATTTCTTAACACGTGCATTTAATGCTGTGAGTCCTATATCTTTAAATTTAGAGCAAAGTGAAGGTAGAAAATTCTTATTTAATAGTGGTTATGATATGAGATTATCTACATATTACGCCCCTGATGGTACTAACTTAACTGAAAATGCTGAAGTAAGATCTTTATTTCAACAAGCTATTGGTATGGAAAATCTAGAACTTCAACTTCTTAAGTTGTCTAGAAATCCTCAAATAATAGCTTCACTAGAGCAGATGTATAAAGACATAAAATCAGGACAACGTGGAGATTATAATGCTGGAGATTACTACCACAATAGACAAATAGAAAAAATATTTAATATAGCCCGTAGAAAAGCTTGGCGTAAGATTTCTAGTACAGACATAGTACGAGAACTCATACAGGAGCAAAGACTTAAAAAAGAAAGGCAACTCCAGAAACAACTAGAAACTACACTACTTACAATGTATAAATAAATGGCAGAAACTATTGACGAAAAAGGTAAAGTAAAATCCACTAAAAATCAAAAACCTTGCCCTTCTGGTTTTTTTAGAAACCCAAAGACTGGAAAATGTGAACAGGCTAGTGTCGGACCTCAGTACAAACCATAACAATTTTGAATAAATGGCAACAACCTTCGTAGATTATACAGGAGATGGAAACGCTACGAAGACGTTTTCCTTTCCTTCCATAAAAGAAGCTGACATTAAAGTGGATGTCGATGGTGTACTTAAAACATCAGGTTCTCACTATAATATAACAAGCTATACAACAACTGGTGGTGGTAACGTAGTATTTACTGCCGGTAATATACCATCTAACCCTGCAAAAATACGTATTCGCAGAGATACCGATGTAGACAATGCTTTAGCAACTTATGTAGCAGGCTCATCAGTTAAGGCAG